TAAACAAAATCCTACACAAAATAGTCAAAACGGCTATAAAGCAATGGTATATGAATATCGTGTAGTTTTATTTAAAGTACATCATAGTGTGTTACAAAAGCCAAACGACCCTACAATAGGGTACAACAGCCTAAGAGAAAAAGCAGCTAAAGAATACAATTATATCTATACAGGTCAAAACGAAGAAGTAAAAAGATTTGACATTAAACTAAACGCAGTATTTTTTCAAGCAACTCAAGCAGATACAGGTCAAAATAACATAGATAGACAAACTGGCGGAATTTCAGAGCATACTGTTAAAGAAGATACAGATGCACAAACTATAACATCTACAACAGGTACTCAAAGTGCTACAGGTCAGCCGATGATGGTTGAATTGGTAGAAAACAGCACAGTTGTAGGAGGCATGGGCACAGACGCTAAACGACAAACTGCACTAAGATTCCACGAATTAATTATTAATAGTGATGTTGATTTGGTAACATGTGAATTAGAAATATTAGGAGATCCGTTCTTTATATTTGACAGCGGAATGGGTAACTATACTGCACCTATAGAAAGTCTAAACGTAACTCAAGACGGTACAATGGAATATCAACGAAGTCAAGTCGATATTCTTTTAAATTTTAGAACACCGATAGATTATAATGATGAAACAGGAACAATGACATTCCCTGAAGATACTATTCCTGTTGATGCGTTTAGTGGATTGTACTATGTAACATCTCTCACTAATTCAATTAACTCGGGCGAGTTTACACAAAGATTAAAATTGATAAGACGTAGAAACCAAGAACAAGATACTAACACAGCTGGCAGCGACGATTTAGCAATTAATGTTACAACTGCTTCGCCTTCACAACAAAGTCATACAGCATTTTAATGGAGATTTAAATGGCAGAAAATAACCCAAAGGCAGAATTAACAAGATCAGCAGACTCTGGAGAAACTCCAAAGAAAGCTGGCCCGTATATTGCTAGAGTTATTGAACATTTAGATAGCTTGTATCTTGGTGGATTAAAAGTTCAGTTGTTAAAAACTGGAGAAGCTGGTAATATTGGCGAGACATTAGGACAAACTATTGAAGTTTTTTATGCTAGTCCGTTTTACGGATTAACAAACAGTCAAAATGGTCCAGGAAAAAATGATGATTTTGCAAATACACAAAAAAGTTACGGATGGTGGGCAGTACCACCTGATCCTGGCAGTTTAGTTCTTGTAACCTTTGTAGAAGGCAACCAAGATTATGGATATTGGTTTGCTTGTATTCCTCAAAGAGGCATGACATACATGCTTCCTGCAGGTGATCCAGCAACTGAACAGACTTCGGGTAAAATTCCAAATGGTTATGCTGGTAAACCCTTGCCAACAGGTGAATACAACAAAGCAATTACTAAACCAGCTGCTAACAATGTTATAAAATACAAAAGACCGGTAAACGAAGAACTAGTTGAAAAACTAATTGAGCAAGGATTAGTTGAAGATCAAGTGCGTGGCATTACAACAACTAGTGCTCAACGTGAAACACCTAGTGCAGTTGTAGGTTTTAGCAGTCCTGGACCACTAGATAAACGTGGAGGCAAACCTACTGCACCGGTTGGTGTTAAAGAATCCAAAGCAAATATACCAGTTAGTAGACTAGGTAGTAGCAGTATTTTTATCGATGACGGTGATGACAAACAAATACGTAAAGGATCACCAAAAGATACTGAATACAAATACATGAATAAAGAAGCAAGCGAACAAGGCGGCGATGTAACTATTCCAGCAAACGAAATGATTCGTTTAAAAACACGCACAGGTGCTCAAATATTAATGCACACAAGCGAAGATTTAATTTATATCAATAATAGTCGCGGTACTTGTTGGATAGAAATGAGTAGTAATGGTAAACTTGATGTATATGCACAAGATAGTATCAGTTTTCACACAGAAACAGACATGAATTTTACAGCAGATAGAGACATTAACTTTGAAGCTGGTAGAAATATCAATATGATTGTCAATGAAAATATATTTCAAAGTGCAGCAGGTAATTTAGAAGTCAAAGTTGGTGCTAATGGCAATATTACAGCTGGTGCAGAAATCAATACAAAAAGCGGTGCAGACACCAAAATTACTGCTGGTGGCACAGCATGGATTGATGGTGGTCCAGATGTACAACTTAATGGCGGCGGCAGTGCAGCAGAAGCAGTTAAAGCTAAATTTCCATTCCGTGTTCCTCAACACGAGCCGTGGGATGGTCATGAAAACTGGAACCCATCGGAAACTGTACCAGACAAAACTGAAGCAGTTGCAGATGCAAGCAAAGATATTCACTATGAAGATAGAAAAGTTCAGACAGATAGAACGCCTATGAATGAACTATAAATATTATAGTAAGAGGGAGTAATTATGGCAGATACATGGCCGGTAAACGATGGCGGAGTTGGCACACAAAGTAGTACTGAAATTGGCTACGGTCAAGGCCAAGTAGATCCGCGACTAGCTAGTGCAGCAGGAATAGGTCCGTCATTAGCCGGAAGTCCAAGTAGTACACAAGCACCTAGTAGTCAGACCGAAGCAGCAAGCGAAACACCCCCGCCGGAAACATTTGCAGGACTTACACCGGGATTAGAATTTCTTGCACCGAGAACTGCTATTCAAAGTTTAACAGGAGAAGGTGTACTTTTAAACCCAGATTCGTTTTTGCAAGGGTTGCAAGGCAGTCTTAGTTCGATACTCGGCGGTGCATTAAACAATCTTCTTTCCGGGTTACCGCCTGTGATGCAAGACTTTTTAAATGCAACAGGAATAACCGGTGCGTTAAGTGGAATGGTAGAGCAATTAAGTGCAGGATTAAGTCAAGCACTTGGGTCTATATCACAAGGATTATCAAATGCAGTAGGACATATTGCAGGCGAATTAGGTAATGCTTTAACAAGCATTCCTGGAGTTGGACCTGTAATTGAAGAATTAGGCAATGCTGCTAGTGGAATAGTTTCTAGCTTGCAAGAAGGATTTAATTCATTAACACCTGAATTACAAGCAATTGCATCTGATGCAGTTGGTGCAGTTGGTGCAAGTGTGTTAAGATCTCCTAATTTAGCATCTACTATATCAGCAGCAACTTCAGGACAAATTTTAGGACAAATGCGTTTTGCTGAAAATCCTGCAGATGGTTTTAACAGACTAGCAAGTGCTGCAAGAGGTGCAGACGAATCGTTCTTCCCACAAACAGGTAATCCTGTATTTGCAGATTTAGCAGCTAGAGCAATAACAGCTGAACGAGAATTTCAAAGAGTATTACAACAAGATGGCGATAGATTTGCTTTTGCCTTAAACCCACAACGAGCAGAAACTGCCTTAGCAGAAGCATCAAGTAACATCCGCAGAGTTAGCGGCGGTGCTATACAAATAGGGTAAATACAGTATGGCAGAACAACAACTATATAAAAATATAACCATAGACACACCAACAGTAGATAGTCCTGTACGCTCAAAGGCATACAGAGGATTGAGCACGGTTAATCCTTCTGTTAAAAACTTTAAATTATACGATTTAGCATTAATTAAACAGGACATTGTTAACCATTTTCATATACGTCAAGGTGAAAAACTTAGCGATCCTACATTTGGTACAATAATTTGGGATATTTTATATGAGCCGTTGACCAGTGAAATTAAAGAAGCAATTATTAAAAATGTTACCACTATTGTAAACTATGACCCTCGTGTAAACGTACAAAAAGTTGAAGTTTCTGAGTACGAAAGTGGCATAGAAATTAAGTGTCAATTGTCCTATTTGCCTTATAATATTAGCGAAACTGTGCAGCTAAAATTTGACAAAGCAAACGGTCTACTTTAATGTACGCACTTTTTGAATCCAGATAAATATCATATAAAGCAAGGAATACGACATGTCAAGCACTGAGCGTCAAAACAGACTTCTTCTGGCAGAAGATTGGAAAAGAATTTATCAAAGTTTCAAGTATGCAGACTTTGAAAGTTATGACTTCGACAACCTACGTCGAGTAATGATTAATTATATACGTCAAAATTATCCTGAGGATTTCAACGATTATATTGAAAGCTCAGAATATCTTGCACTTATCGATCTTATTGCATTTTTAGGTCAAAACCTTGCTTTCCGTACTGACCTAAATGCTCGTGAAAACTATATCGAAACTGCTGACCGTAGAGAAAGTGTTCTTAGACTAGCACGTTTAATCAGTTACAATCCTAAAAGAAACCAAGCAGCAAACGGTCTTTTAAAAATTGAAAGTGTTAGCACTACAGAAGATGTGTTTGATAGTAATGGTGTTAATTTAAGTGGACAAACAGTTTTATGGAACGATGGTTCAAATGCTGATTGGTATGAGCAATTTATTAAAATTATAAATGCTGCATTGCCAACAACTAATACATTTGGTCGTCCAGTTAAAAAAGAAACTATTAATAGTGTGCTAACTGAGCAATATAGATTTAATGCAAATAGTACAAAAATACCGTTATACAGTTTTACAAAAAATATTGATAGTAACAGTGTTAGATTTGAAATTACAAGTACTAATTTTGAAAATAATACAATATATGAAGAAGAGCCGTTTCCAGGAAATAAACTAGCGTTCTTGTACAGAGATGATGGGCAAGGTGCTGGATCGAATAACCG